AGTACGAGATCGATGTCACGCTCCACGATGGGCGTGTCGTTGGCTCATGGTCACGCGAATGGATGATTGAATGCGAAGCCAGGCACCTTCTGACATTGCCACTGTGGAAGCGCAGAGAAGAACTTGATGCCCGTGAAAAAAAACGCGGCGTCAAATCGGTAGAACAACTCAAGGCCGTGATGGCCTCGATACACACAAAAAGAAAAAAATGACAGCACTCGAACAAGCAAAAAAAATTCTCGATCGCACGCGTGAAGGATGGAACATAAGCCCACAACGAATAAATTGGGCGCTCGAAATTACCGGTGACATCGTTGCGGAAAATTCAATGATGATGCAAAATCAACCCTGTGCAACTTCGCACGACACTCGAGGAGATCATCATGGGCTATGGCAAAGACAAGGGCAAGAAACCCCCGAAGCGTTAAGCAGTACCCTATTGGCATGAGATGAAGGGAAAGAAGCGCGTGCAATTTGTGGCAGTAAATGAACAGGGATACCGCATTGGCGCATCCCATCACAATGCCCGCCTTCCGGATGAGGTCATAGACAAGATCCGTGACATGCACGAAGACGAGGAAGTGGGCTACCGCAAACTGGCCAAGATCTTCGACATCCCCTTGAGCACCATCAAGAAAATCTGCAAGTACGAGCGACGAGCACAAACCCCTGATAGATGGAAAAAAATCATCGATGAAACCCAAGACTGAAAAGCGACCAACCGGAAGGCCACCAGAGCCTGTGCCGCAGGACAAAGTCGATGAGATCTGCGAATGGATCACGACCGGCAAAACCTTGCGTGAGTGGTGCCGCAACAATGGCATCCACTACTCGACCGTGTACCTTTGGATGGGGAAAGACAAGGACTTTGCTCAACGCTTCGCGCAGGCGCGTGAAATAGGCCATGACTGCATTGCCGACGACGCTCTCGAGATCATCGACACTGAGCCACTGATGACCGGTGGCGACAATCCCAAATACGACAGCGCCCATGTGGCCTGGCTACGCAACCGTGCCGAGTACCGGCTCAAGCTGTTGGCCAAGTGGAACCCGAAGAAGTATGGCGACCGCACCACTTTGGCTGGCGACCCTGACAACCCACTGATGGAGCCGATGGACGACACCCAGCGAGCGGCCAAACTGCAAGCGATCCTGGCCACAGCACAGGCGCGGAAAGCCAAGAATGGCGGCGGCGTTTGACCCAGCACTGCTGGCGTATCTGACCGATGAGGAACGAGCAGAACTCGACTCACTACTGACCAGCGACAAGACCTTGTGGCGACCATTGCCTGGGCCTCAGACCATTGCATACGAAAGCCAGGCCGACATCATTGGCTACGGCGGCGCGGCGGGTGGTGGCAAGACTGACCTGGCTTGCGGCAAAGCATTGACCAGCCATCGCAAGGTTGGCATTTTCCGATTGAACGGCACCGAGTTGACCGGCGTGCTGGACCGCATCACCGAACTGCTGGGTGGCCGCAATGGCTACAACGGCAAGGACAATATCTGGCGGACCAGGCGCGTCGATGGCGTGCCCATCCAGGTCGAGTTCGGATCATTCCCAAACCCAGACGACGAGAAGAAGTACCAGGGCCGACCGCATGACCTGCTGGTGTTTGATGAGGCCGCAAACCGTGCGCTTCCTGCTTGGCTGGTTGCGTACCACTGTGCCTGGCCAGAAGTGCCAAGCCTTGCTGACATTCAACCCACCAACCACAGCCGAAGGCCGCTGGATCATCCAGTTCTTTGCGCCTTGGCTGGACAAGAAGCACCCTAACCCGGCAGAGCCTGGCGAACTGCGCTACTTCGCGACGGTCGACGGCAAGGATGTCGAGGTCGATTCGGGTAAACCCTTTACTCACAACGGTGAAGTGATCACGCCGCTCTCGCGCACCTTCATCCCCTCACGCATCAGTGATAACCCTTACTTGATGGGGACAGGCTACATGGCACAACTTCAATCGCTACCCGAGCCACTGCGCTCACAGATGCTCTATGGCGACTTCCAGGCAGGCATGGAGGACGATCCCTGGCAGGTGGTGCCCACGGCATGGGCAGAGGCCGCTATGGCCCGCTGGACGCGTCCTGACAAGCTGGCGCCGATGGACAGCCTGGGCGTTGATGTGGCCCGAGGCGGCAAAGACAACACGATCCTGGCCAGGCGCCATGGCATGTGGTTCGATGAGGCACTGGCCTACCCTGGCACAGCCACACCCGATGGCCCGACGATCGCTGGCTTGGTGGTGTCTGCACTGCGCGACCGAGCGCCGATCCACATCGATGTGATTGGTGTCGGCTCCAGCCCGTACGACTTCCTGAACGAGATGGGCCAGCAGGTGCTGGGCGTCAATGTGGCCGAGTCAGCCCTGGGCCTGGACAAGTCTGGGCGCCTGCGCTTCAAGAACCAACGATCCGAACTGTGGTGGCGCATGCGTGAGGCGCTGGACCCAGCCAACAACACCGGCATTGCGTTGCCACCAGATCAACGCCTGCTGGCTGACTTGTGCGCACCGACCTGGAAACTGGTGGGCCAGACCGTGGCCGTGGCCAGCCGTGAAGAGATCCTCGACAAGATCGGGCGATCACCTGACTACGCTTCGGCCTACTGCCTGGCACTGATGGACACGCCCAAGCGATCGATCATGCAGGAACTGGGCCGCTACAACAAGAGGGAAGAGTATGACCCGTACAGCAAACTTTGAGCGCGTGGCCACCGGCATCGATGTCCAGCCCCTGTTGGCCAGGCTTGAGGCCATGCCGCACTTGTGGGACGAGATCACCGCACGCCAGGAGTACACCGGCACGGCACATAAAGACACACATTGCATCTACCCGCGTGGGCCGCTGAAGTTCACGCCGTACTTCTACATGTTTGACACTGGCGCTTATGACTACCCGGTGATGGACACGCTGGCCGATGTCCTGGTCCCGATCCTGCGGCCACTGCTCACCGATGTGCTCAAGGTCGAAGAGTTGGGGCGCGTGCTCATTGTCAAACTCAGGCCTGGTGGCATCATCACGCCGCACATTGACGAGGGCACCTATGCCGATCACTATGCACGCTTTCATGTGGCCGTCACTGGCACAGACAAGGCGACGCTGACAGCAGGCGACGAGACGCATCACATCGCACCTGGTGAGGCATGGTGGTTTGATCACAAGGTCAGACACTCAGCGCGAAACGACGGCGACACCGACCGCATTCACATCATCATTGACGCGGTCACGCCGCTGTTCCCGATGCGCAAGGTACCCGTATCCGATAATGTAGCCACTACTGTGGCGTCAATAGTGGGGAACCCATGACTGAAATCCGACTTTCGAATGTCGATGAGATGCTTGCGAATGCAAGTGAATTGTTCTCAGAACACTGGGAAGAGATTGCCCTGAACAAGCAGGTGATGGTGCTCAAGCCCGATGAGGCAAAGTACCGAGCCGCAGAGGCCAACGGCATGCTGTTGATCCTCGCCGCTTTTGAGGGCGAAAAGGTTGTGGGTTACTCGGTGAATATCGTGACGAATCATCTTCACTATGCCGACCTCATAACATGTAGCAACGACTTGCTCTTTGTGACTGAAGGCAAGAGGAGTGGCCGACTTGGACTGCAACTGATCCGTGCAACGGAGAAGGCGGCAAAAGAGCGCGGCGCCCGTCTGATGCTGTGGCATGCCAAACAAGGCACGCCGCTGGAGAAGATGATGCCTCGCCTTGGTTACGGTGTGCAGGACATTATCTTCAGTATTCAGATCTAAAGGAGATCATCATGGGTGTAACAGCGGCAGTGGCGGCAGTAGTCGGAACCACATATGCGGTCTACAGTGGCGAGCAAGCCAAGGACCGACAGAAGGATGCAATGCGCCAGCAAGAGGTAGCGCAAACGCAACAGTTGACGCAAGCCAAAGAGGCGGCGGCGACTTCACAGCAAAACATCAACAAGGCAAACCAACGCCGACCAGACACGCAGGCTGTAATGGCTGATGCTGAAATGGGCGCGGCTGGTGGCCAAAGCGGCACGATGCTAACTGGTCCGCAGGGTATCGACCCTCAACAGTTGGCGCTCGGAAAAAACACACTTCTCGGCGGTTAAACCATGAGTCAATTCCCCAGCGACGCACAGTCGTATGCAAACGCCCCAGAACGGGACAAACTGTTCACGCGCTGGGGTCAACTCAAGTCGGAGCGTGCATCCTGGTGGGCGCACTGGCAAGAGATCACAACCTACCTATTGCCACGCAATGGCCGATACTTCGTCCAGGACCGTGACAAAGGCTATCGTCGTCACAACAACATCTACGACAACACCGGCACACGCTCACTGCGCGTGCTAGGCGCTGGCATGATGGCTGGTGCAACAAGCCCAGCACGGCCATGGTTCCGTTTGGCCACAGCAGACCCTGAACTCAACAAGTATCAGCCGGTCAAGGTGTGGCTTGATGACACCACGCGTCGCATGCAGATGGTGTTCCAGCGGTCCAACACATACCGCGCCATGCACCAGATGTACGAGGAACTTGGGGCATTCGGTACCGGTGTGTCGATCGTGTTGCCTGATTTTCAAAACATCATCCACCATTACCCGCTGACAACCGGCGAGTATTGCATCGCGACCAACTACCAGGGAAGCGTCAACACGCTGTATCGTGAGTATGAGAAGACCGTTGCAGAGGTGGTGCAAGAGTTCGGGCGCGAGAACTGCTCGACCACTGTGCGCAACATGTTTGACCGTGGCTCGCTTGATGCCTGGGTGCCAATCATCCATGCCATCGAACCACGAGCAGACCGCGACACACGCAAGCGCGACAACATGAACATGCCGTTTGCGTCGTACCACTTTGAGGTGGGCGGCGACAACAACAAGTTCCTGCGCGAGTCTGGCTACAAGATGTTCCCGGCACTTGCTCCACGCTGGGCCACTGCTGGTGGTGACATCTACGGCAACAGCCCTGGCATGGAAGCATTGGGCGACATCAAGCAATTGCAACACGAGCAACTGCGCAAAGCCCAAGCGATCGACTACCAGGTCAAGCCACCGCTCCAGGTGCCGACCTCGATGAAGAACCGCGATGTAGAGACACTGCCTGGCGGCGTCTCGTTCGTTGATGCCAACTCACCAACCGGTGGCATTCGCTCTGCATTCGAAGTTAACCTCAACTTGCAGTACCTGCTCAACGACATCCAAGACTGCCGCGACCGCGTTCGTGGTGCGTTCTATGCTGACCTGTTCTTGATGCTGGCCAACGCAACAGACACACGCATGACAGCGACCGAAGTGGCCGAGCGTCACGAAGAGAAACTGCTCATGCTTGGCCCGGTGCTTGAGCGTTTGCACAACGAGTTGCTGTCTCCATTGATCGACATGACATTCACTCGCATGGTCGAGGCTGGCGTGCTATTGCCACCGCCTCCAGAACTGCAAGGCATGGAGTTGTCGGTCGAGTTCGTCTCGATGCTGGCGCAGGCACAGCGTGCCATTGGCACCAACAGCGTTGACCGATTCGTCGGCAACCTGGGCGTCGTGGCCAACATGAAGCCAGAGGTGCTCGACAAGTTCAACAGCGACGCATGGGCTGATGCCTATGCCGACATGCTGGGCGTCGACCCCAACATCCTGGTGGGCGGCGAGCAAGTCGCAATCATTCGTAGCGCACGCAATGAAGCACTCGCGGCCAAAGAGCAACAAGCCGCAATGCATCAGCAAGCGCTGATCGCCAAGGATCTTTCACAGACACAGACGACAGAGCCAAGCGCACTGACCAATGTGATCGATATGTTCTCCGGATACAACACACCCTGAAAGGAATAACCATGCCAATGATCAACATGCAAAAGCCCGCCGAGCGCGAAGAGATGCCAGGCGAATACGAAGCAGACGAGCCGCGTTACCCGTACGGCCTATGCATCAGCCTGGGCAAAGACGAACTCGAGAAGCTGGGCATTACCGTATTGCCGAAGGTTGGCACTGAGATGACCATCATGGCCAAGGCCTATGTCAAGATGACTCGTGCATACGAGACTCAAGGCGAAGGCGAAGACATGGGCATCGAGTTGCAGATCACCGACATGGAGATCCAAGGCAACCAGCAACAGCGCAACGCTGATGCATCCACCATGCTCTACGGTTCAGGTGAGTAATCATGCCGGGACCAGGCTTGTGGGCCAACATCCACGCCAAGCGTAAGCGCATCGAGGCGGGTTCAGGTGAGCGCATGCGCAAGCCTGGCGAAGAGGGTGCGCCCACACGCAAAGACTTTAAGGAGTCTGCGGCTGAGAAGCTGTACGGCAAAGACAAGGACAAGAAATGAGCGCACGCCAAAAGTACCAGGGCGCCCCCTGGCTGTATGACGAGACGACCGGCGACATCGTCGGTGTCAAAGATCCTGACGGGTCTGAGTTCTACTTCCAGCGTGCCCCGTACTATGGCCTGTTCTTGGATACGACCAACCAGACCGGTGGCACCAGTGGGTCTGCAATGACATTCAACACAGCCGCCATCCAGCAGGGTGTGCGGTTAGTTGACACCACCAAGATCTATGCCGACCGGGCCGCGATTTACAACTGGCAATTGTCCGTGCATCTGCACAACACCGACAGCCAGGCTCACTACTTTGAGTTGTGGGGCCGCAAGAACGGCCTGGACATACCCAACAGCCGGTTCAAGTATTCAGTGCCAAGCAGTCACGGTGGCGAGGCCGGTACCATCATCCCAAGCCAAAACTTTTTCATCGACATGAATGCTGGCGACTATGTCGAGATCTACTGGGCACGCGATAACGCAGGCATCAGCATTGCCTACCATGGCCCAGAAACATCACCTGCCAAGCCAGCCGCACCATCTTTGTTGTTGACCGTCAGTGAAGTAGCGGCATGAGGGTACCCGTATCCAAATGTGCAGTCGTTAGATTGGCGCCATGAGCAAAGAATTTGACCCGATTGATTTGCGTGGGCAAGAGCGTGCAAAGTCCGACAGGGACATGCGCGAGAAACTGGCCCGCGAAAACGAAGAGGCAGACATCAAGTGGCTCATGGGTAGCAAGAGGGGGCGCCGTGTAGTGTGGCGCCTTATGGATCAATCCGGCGTGTTCCGGCTGTCGTTCAATACCAACTCGATGCAAATGGCATTCGCAGAAGGTAACAGGAACTTCGGCAATCGCATGCTCGCGATGATTCACGCTCAGTGCCCTGAGTTATATCCACAAATGGTAAAGGAGCAATCCAATGACAGAATCGCTGATGACGGATCAAGCCGCAACGACCACTGAAGGCACGCCCGCATCGCAAGACGCCTCGAGCACACAACCGACGGGTGGTGAGCAACAGGCATCACAGCAACAGGCTGACGGTACGCAGAACCAGCAGGCTGGCCAGGATGGCCAGAAGACTGGCAATACCGAAGGTGATCAGAACGGTGACAAGGCCCAAGCCAAAGCACCGGAAGTGTACGAATTCAAAGCCGGAGAAGGCCGCGAGTTTGACCCCGAGGTGCTCAAGTCATTCTCGGAAATCGCCAAGGAATTGGATCTGCCGCAAGACGCCGCGCAAAAAGTGCTGGACAAAGTCGCACCAAAGATCTTGGAGCGTCAGATGCAAGCACTGGAAACTGCTCGTAATGAGTGGGCCGAATCTGCTCGCACCGACAAGGAATTCGGGGGTGACAAACTCAACGATAACCTGGTCGTAGCGAAGAAAGCACTCGACTCATTTGGCACGCCAGAACTGCGCAAGTTGTTAAACGAGTCCGGCCTGGGCAATCATCCGGAGATGATCCGCATGATGTATCGGGCAGGAAAAGCAATCAGTGAGGATCGCTTTGTTGGCGGCACTCGAGGTGGTCAGAAATCTGGCCCCAAGGGTTTCAACGACTTGGCATCAGCGCTTTATTCAAATCAGCAATCTTAAATAGGAGTCCATCATGGCTACTTTGTCGAACAACTCTCTCACCCTGGCCGATTGGGCCAAACGCGTCGACCCGGACGGTCGAGTTCCCGTCGTTGCAGAACTGCTTTCGCAGAGCAACGAAATCTTGGAAGACTGCGTGTTCAAGGAAGGCAACCTGCCTACCGGCGAGCGCGTGGTAATCCGTACTGGCTTGCCTACTGTTTACTGGCGTGCCCTGAACCAAGGTATCCCATCGAGCAAATCGACCACTGCACAAGTGGACGAGGCTTGCGGCATCTTGGAAGCCCGCTCTGAAGTGGACAAAGACTTGGCAATGTTGAACGGCAACACCGCTCAATTCCGCCTGTCTGAAGACACTGCATTCTTGGAAGCAATGAACCAGACTCAAGCCACGACTTTGTTCTACGGCAACCCTGGTGTTGATCCAAAGCAGTTCCTTGGCCTTGCCGCTCGCTACAGCGACAGCACTGCCGCCAACGGTCAGAACATTCTGAAGGCCGGTGGTTCTGGTTCTGACAACACATCGATCTACTTGGTCGTGTGGGGTGACAACACTGTGTACTGCCCGTTCCCTAAAGGTTCGAAGGCTGGCTTGATTCACGAAGACCTCGGTGAGCAAACCGTTTACAACAGTGACGGCACTCGCATGCAGGCTTTGGCAACTCGCTACCAGTGGAAGAACGGTCTTGTTGTGAAAGACTGGCGTTATGTGGTTCGCATCGCCAACATCGATGTGAGCGACTTGATTGCCCAGACTGGCACGCAAGCACCTACTGCCGCAACCGCGATCATCAAGCTGATGGCTCGCTCTTTGTACCGCATTCCTAACATGGCTATGGGCCGTGCCGCGTTCTACATGAACCGCACTGTTCACTCTGGTCTGTCGATTGCGGCTTTGGACAAGAGCCAGTATGTCTTGAAGATCAATGAAGGTCTGAGCCAGTTCGGTATGCCTTACTCTTGGCTGTCGTTCCTCGGAGTTCCGCTCCGTCGCGTTGACGCTATCCTCAACACCGAAGCGGCCATTTCCTAATTGGTCAATTTAACTCTGAAAGGAACACATCATGATTACCGATAAACTGCTCCGCGTCTCTACTGACCAAGCCGTGACCACTACTGCTGTGTCGACTGATACTGTCGACCTGTCTGTTGCTCGCGACATGGGCGAAGGTGGCGACCTTTACATGAACTTCGCAATGACCGAGGCTTTCGCAGGTGGTACTTCTACCAACTTCGAAATCATCATCGCTGACAACGCCGCTCTGTCGAGCAATGTCGTGGTGATCGGCGCTTCCGGCGCGATCGTGACTGCTGATCTGACTCTTGGCAAGAATGTTGCCGTGCGTTTGAATCCGCAAATCGCATCGCTTGGTAAGCGTTACTTGGGCGCTCGCTACACCGTGTCTGGCACTAACACTGCTGGTAAGGTTGTTGCGGACATCGTTATGGATGTTCAGGACGGCAAGAAGTTCTACGCATCTGGCTTCACCGTAATCTAATAAGGAGAATTACACATGCCTAAATACCGCGTCACCGCACCTTGCTTTGTCAACAACGGCTTTCGTAATGAAGGCGAGATCGTCGACTATGATGGTCCTGCTGGATCTGCGCTGGTTCCTATCGATGACGAAGGCAACGAGGCCAAGGCCGACACCTCTGCAAAGAAGTGGACACCGAAAGCCAAGCGCGGCGCTGATGAAGGCTCCGTGTAATCCTTCCTGATTGGAAGCCGTAAGTCACGGGGGGCCGCTGGGAAACCACGGTCCCCTTTTTACATTTAGGAGGCCATGATGGCATCAGTTGTCGACATCTGTAACCTTGCGCTGGCGCACCTCGGCGACAACGCCACCATCGCAAGCATTGATCCACCTGAAGGATCTGCGCAGGCAGAACACTGCCAACGCTTTTATCCAATTGCTCGAGACACTTTGCTCGAGATGCACAGTTGGTCTTTTTCAACTAAACGGGCATATGGCGCTGAAGTGGAAAACTCATGGCCAATGTGGCAGTACGCCTACTCCATGCCCAACGATGCATCCGACATCATTGCTGTGTTGCCGCCTGAAGCACGCGACGACTACAGCACGACATTCACACCGGAAACCTACCCGGACTTTTACACAAACTATTCGCCGTCTGTTGCCGCTGGCCAGTATGTGCCGCAGAAGTTTGCAGTTGAGATTGCCTCTGATGGATCAGAGATTATTCTGACCAACCAGAACCAGGCTGTATTGCGATACCACGCAAAGATCACTGACCCAACCAAGTTCTCTCCATTGTTCAC